AAACTGGTACTGGCTCTTATGGGCGTTGCCATTTTGCTTTTTTACCGCACGCAGCTGATGGGATATCTTGGAAACTATATTTATCTTTATTATCTTGGACTGTTTCTGAATACGGCACTGGTGGTGATCCTGCTGTTTGTCATGATCAGCCCGCGCTGCTTTAAGAGTCTGGTACTTGGCGGCGAAGCAGTGCTCAAAAAACTGCACATTCTCAAAAAATCAGGAAAACGAAAAGAAAAACTGATCGAGATGGCAGATCAGTACCATGAAGCAGTTGTATTTCTGATCGGGCATAAAAACAAGATTGCATTTGTGCTGATCCTGACGTTTATCCAGAGATGCAGTGTGTTTTTTATGACCTGGCTGATCTACAAAGGCATGGGACTTACGGGAGAATCTGTGCTCAGTATCATGATCCTTCAGGCATCTGTTTATATTGCAGTTGATATGCTGCCGCTTCCGGGAGCACAGGGAATCACAGAGATCATGTACAAAGCATCCTTTGGACAGGTCTTTAAAGGGGCACTGCTTCCGGCGTCCATGTGCCTGACAAGAGGTCTGAATTTCTATTTTCTGCTGATCGTCAGTGCTGTTACAGCCATGTACTGTCATTTCAGCGTCCGCAGAAAAGGCCTGAAAGGATCCTGGCGAAGCGAAGAAGCCAAATCTTAGAGGCATTTTCGGACAGAAAAAGACAAAAGAATCCGGTTTGTTAAAAAAAGACTGGACGAAATCGTCGATTTATGAGAAAATAATGTGAAAGTATTTTGCAGCCTCCTGTGATCGCAAAAAAGGGAGGCGGCTAATTACTATATGCAATTTATTTTTGAAAGGAGTCTTAAAATGATTTATTCACGTGAAGTAGAAGAAATGTGCCCAGTTGCACAGGGCGTTCATCATGGCGCTGCTCCAATTCCAGAAGAAGCAAAGTGGGTACAGGCAAAAGAAGTTAAAGACATTTCCGGATTTACACATGGTGTAGGCTGGTGTGCTCCTCAGCAGGGTGCATGTAAGCTGAGCCTGAATGTAAAGGAAGGTATCATCCAGGAAGCTCTGGTAGAGACCATCGGATGTTCCGGTATGACACACTCTGCTGCTATGGCTGCTGAGATCCTGCCGGGTCTGACTGTAATGGAAGCTCTGAATACAGACCTTGTCTGTGATGCTATCAATACCGCTATGAGAGAACTGTTCCTGCAGATCGTATACGGAAGAAGCCAGAGTGCTTTCTCTGAAGATGGTCTGGCAGTAGGTGCTGGTCTGGAAGACCTGGGTAAAGGACTTCGCTCACAGGTTGGTACAATGTACGGTACATTAAAGAAAGGTCCTCGTTACCTTGAAATGGCAGAAGGTTATGTAACAGGCATCGCTCTGGATGCTGATGATCTGATCATCGGATACCAGTTCGTAAACCTTGGAAAGATGACAGACTTCATCAAAAAAGGTGATGACCCTAATACTGCATGGGAAAAATCCAAAGGTCAGTATGGCCGCGTAGCTGATGCTGTTAAAATTATCGACCCAAGAAAAGAATAATTTAGGAGGTAACAGGAAATGGCTTTATTTGAATCATATGAGAGACGAATTGACAAGATCAATTCTGTTTTAAATAGTTACGGAATTGCTTCTATCGAAGAAGCTGAAAAGATCACAAAAGATGCTGGACTGGATGTATATGCTCAGGTCAAGAGCATTCAGCCGATCTGTTTTGAGAATGCTTGCTGGGCTTACACAGTAGGTGCTGCAATCGCAATCAAAAAAGGCTGCAGAAGAGCTGCTGATGCTGCTGCTGCAATCGGTGAAGGTCTTCAGTCTTTCTGTATTCCGGGTTCTGTTGCTGACACACGTAAAGTAGGTCTGGGACATGGTAACTTAGGAAAAATGCTGCTGGAAGAAGAAACAGAATGTTTCGCATTCCTGGCAGGTCACGAATCTTTCGCTGCTGCTGAAGGTGCGATCGGTATCGCAGAAAAAGCAAACAAAGTTCGTAAAAAACCGCTGCGTGTTATCCTGAACGGTCTGGGTAAAGACGCTGCACAGATTATCTCCAGAATCAACGGTTTCACATTCGTTGAGACAGAGTATGATCCATACACAAACGAAGTAAAAGAAGTATCCAGAAAAGCTTATTCTGAAGGACTTCGTGCAAAAGTAAACTGCTACGGTGCAAACAGTGTACCGGAAGGTGTAGCTATCATGTGGAAAGAAGGCGTTGACGTTTCTATCACAGGTAACTCCACAAACCCGACACGTTTCCAGCATCCGGTTGCAGGTACATACAAAAAAGAATGTCTTGAAAAAGGTAAGAAATACTTCTCAGTAGCTTCCGGTGGTGGTACAGGACGTACACTGCATCCGGATAACATGGCTGCAGGTCCTGCTTCTTATGGTATGACAGATACTCTGGGACGTATGCACTCTGATGCACAGTTCGCAGGTTCTTCTTCTGTTCCGGCTCACGTAGAAATGATGGGTCTGATCGGTGCAGGTAACAACCCAATGGTTGGTATGACTGTTGCAGTTGCAGTTTCGATCGAGGAAGCAGCAAAAGCTGGTAAATTCTAAGAAATGCCGATTTTATGCGGTTTTTAGAAGTCGATAGAAGTGATAAAAAGTAGAGAAAAGAAGGTCATTTGACACTTATTTGACAACTATTTGACAACTTGTATTTGACAACCAAGAATTTAAAAATTAGAGGGCTATTCTTATAGAGTAGCTCTCTTTTATTGCATTTTTTCCAGATCTTCTCTTAACCATTCGACATCTCTGATTGTGTATACGGACTCTGTTATGTCTTTTATATTATGTCCCATCATCTCCTTTAACGCATATTCGTCAACATTGGCACGTTTACATCTTGTTGAAAATGTCATTCTTGGATCATGAGGTCTGTGATCCGGGTTAAGATTCAATCTAGCAATTGTTTTATCGAAACGGTATTTGTATTTATCATATGTCACTTTATATGAACCAGAATGGGTTTGACCTGTATCGTTTAAGAGATATGGACTTCCAAGTTTTATAGCTTTATCATAATTTCTTTTAACAAGTTCTCTTATTTTTGTATGGATGGGCACTATACGCTGTTTTCCAGCTGTTGTTTTTATACCAGCACAGGCATACCAATCGTTTATGTTTACCTCATCCAATCGAAGTGTGGCCAATTCTTGAGGTCGCCATCCCATATAGCATTGTATTATAATCCAATCGACGTACGGAACGGCGTCTACATTAGACCACAAAGTCTGTAATTCATCCTCCGTAAAAATAATATGGCTTTTCTTATTTTCATCTTTTTCTTTTATAATCTCATCTGATATTTCAAAAGTCCTAGCATAATTTTTATCTACAATTTCGTACTCCAACGCATAATCCAACATCAAGTTAAATAATGATTTTATTCTCGATTTTGTACTGGCGGTTGGATATATTTTTTGCCCTTTTTGCTTACCATTTGTTTCCACCCTAAAACCATTATCTATACACCCTTTTATATGTCTTGCTCGTATATCTTTAATATTCATAGAATATACGGAAGAACAATATGCCCAAGCAGATGTTATGGTTCGAGATGAACTATCCTTTATCTTGGAAAAATAGTCGGTACTCCATTTCTCATATAATTCTTTGACCGTCATGGATGAATCGAGATCATATGGGTTTCGGTTATATTCCACTAAAGCCTGGTATGCTTCATTGTACGTTTTAAAGAAACAAATCGGTTTTAATGATTTGAGTATAGGTTTTCCTTCCGGCGTCTTACCAACGCAAACCCGTACTCTGAAAGTATTTCTTAAATTTTTTCCTTTGACCTCTGAAATACTACCAAAGCCATTCGGTAACCGACGTCTACGATTTCCTGTTTTACATTTTCTTTTCTTTTTACCTTCGTTTTGCATCGGATAACCGCAATGAGGACAATTTACAGCTTTATCGCTCACTTGTAGTTCACACTCCGGACATTTTAATAGCATAATCAATTTCTCCTTTCTTTTTGGTTATGTCATAATATAACTCATTTCAGAATAAGTCAATGATTATTTTCAAGATGACTTGCTATTTTTTTGTTAAATTTTACTATTGTATACCAGTTGAACCTGTATTTTTGTTCAATGTATTATATATAGCGAAGCATATATGAAGGTTGAGGTATTAAAAAATGAATAAAGTAGAAATGATTTGTAAGAAATGCAAGCAAGCGATGAAAAGATATGATGGAGTTGAACGAATTATAAGAAGAAAAGGAAATAAAGTGGATCATATAATTGTCGAACGCTATCGCTGTCCGAAATGCGGAAGTATACATAGAATGTTACCAGACTCACTATATCCTTATAAACAATATGAGTCTGATATTATAGATGGCGTCATTGAGGGACTTATAGATTCCGATACCCTTGGTTTTGAGGATTATCCGTGCGAGATGACTATGAAACGATGGCGGAAAAAGACAGATAATTGTGAGTTTTCCACCGAGTTTGTTTTTACATAAAAGATATTTGATTATAGAATAGTGACAGAAAGGAGGAAGAAGTAAATGAAAGTAGACGAAATATTTACGAAGGGTTCCGTACCGGTGGCGATAGCAGCTTCAGTATATGGAAAAGATGCTACATGGGTGAGGGCCGGACTTATAACCGGATATTTACCGATCGGGACTGCAACGCGAAACGGAAAAATAATAACGAATATTGATCAAATGGATAGTAGATACGGCCGGATCAACTATTATATTTCACCAAAGAAATTATACGATGAAACCGGATACGTGTGGAAAGGGGAAAGGTGACTACGACATTAAGAACCGAGCTATCTAAGAGAAATCCATATTGGATTGAGAAACATAGAAGATGTGAGTTAAAACATTTTTGTCTTCAATATCCAATATGGAAACACAATTATGATTCATTAAACGGAGTAATAGGACAGTCTGGAGTGGTGTCATTTGGAAATCGAGGATCGCAGATATCAAATCCGACCGAGAGAATTGCTCTTGAGAAAATGTTTTATTCAGAACGAATGGGTATGGTGGAAAAAGCTGCAAAAGAAGCCGATCCAGAACTTGCTGATTATATTTTGAAAGGGGTGACCGAGGGACTGTCTTATGATGTGATAAAAGCCAGAATGAACATTCCGTGCTGCAAAGATGTCTATTACGACAAATACAGAAAATTCTTCTGGCTTTTGAGCAAAGAGCGAAATTGATTCGCGATTTTTACAATTCCTTTAACGGAAAGGAGGTGACTATTATGAATTACGAACTGTTATTATCTGATGTTCGTGAAGTGACGAAAGAGAAACTTAAAGAGATTAGTTTCAATCTTGATTCTCACAGCATTCAACGTATTAAAGAGATGCAACTGAATGTTGAGGACGAAAAGAGATTGATCATGATCATTAAGGATCATTCGTTTTTCGCAAACATGCTGATCAATGCACTCAAAGAAGATTAATAGAGTGCTTGATTCCAATCGAGAGGGTTTTCGCAAATTTTGCGATTTCCCTCTTTTTTTTTACTGATGGATGATTGTGGAAATTATATCTCCAAGTTTGTCACAAGCTGATTTGCGATCTATCAATGCTTCATCGAGCGTTTTGTCTCCGTAAACATCTTCGACTTGTTCTGGAGTCCAAATATCTCCAATCTCCTCCATAGTTTCAATGAATGTGTTAATCTCTGTTTTTGTCATCTCAATGCTCCTTTCCATTAAAGTGATGTATAGGTAGTATAACATATGGGCATTGAAAAATAAAGTATGAAAAACTGAAAATATATGATATACTATCTTTAAAAGTGTCAAATACGATTTGGAGGAAAGATAAGATAAAATGAGATTGATATCGATGAAATGTCCGGAATGTAAGGCAAACTTATCAGTGGAAGAAGGACGTAAGTATTGCTTTTGTCAGTATTGTGGAACTAAGATAATGCTGGAAGATGACCGAGTCAATAAAACATACTATACATACAGAAATGAGGCAAGACTCAGACAAGCTGAAATTGACAGGGAAATAGCATTGAAAAAGCTTGAGATTGAGAAGATAAAAGTAGAACAAGAAGAAAAACGAAAAAACAAAAATCGAAGATTAAAAATCATAGTAGCAATTATATTGGCGATATCAGTTTTTGCTTTGGGCTTATCTGGATATCTTTTAGAAGATAGTTTCTTAGTCGTAATGGCTATGTTAATGTTTATGGTTTTGTGTACCTTAGGAATAACATCTTTAGACAACGATAATAATAAAAAATAATTCTAAAATTTCGCGTAAAAAACTTCTTCTTTTATGAGAACGTAAACGTTGATATTTGAAAGGAGAAGAAAAAAAATGAGAACAGAATTTAATGCGATGATGGAGACAGCAAACGATAAGTATATAAAATTAATCGATGCTATCTACAGATTGAAAAATGGATCGGAAGTAGATTTCGAGAAATTGTCGAATCTGGTGAACAGCATTTACAACGACGAATTAGAACTTATCGTTATGTTGGACGAAATCGAACGAAATAGAATACAGTCTCAAAAGGGACCGCAGATATTCAACTTTATGATGAAATAGATTAGAGGCTTCGGCCTCTTTTCTTTTTCGCGAAAATTACAGTGCGTATTATGGAAAACAATAAATTAAAAAAAAAAGAAAGGAAGAGAATTATGAAAAAATCTTTAGTATTAATTATGGCAATTGTAACTATTGTAGGAGCTATCCTGTTTGGAGGATTGAACAATACGAAACAGAGCAATATAACTGATGATGAAGGATTAGCTTCTTCGGAATCAGGGATGGCGAAGTAAAGATTGTTGAATCTATTAATAGGGACTACTACAGAAACAATTTAAAGTAAAAAAAAATCTAAAGGATTGAGTCAGCAATGACTCTTTCTTTTTTTATCCTAGATTAACCATTTCCTATGCTAGGATAAAAACCGTACGCAGGTGACAGGTATTAAAGATATATTTGTACTGTCAAAAATACTAAAAAGGAGGTAAGAACATGTCATATTTAGTTTTCTTAGGTGGGATTGTATTCGGTATTATATTTACTCGAATCTTAATGGGTTTGTTATCAGGTTCAGGTTTTTTCTCAATAATACCTTACGGAAAAGATGATGGATTTTATAAAGTGAGTGTTAGTCTCAAAAAAGATGAAAAACTTCCTAAAAAGAAATACATCATTCTGATAAGAGACGATTCGCAAAAATAACAACTACTTTAATGGAAATATATTAACTTAAAGGAGGATTACAAAAAATGAAAAACGAGGTTATGCTGAACGATGAAATTAAATCGGAACTCAACGAATTGGGTAAACTTGAAGTCGGAACAGAGGAATACAAAATAGCGGTGGAAGGTATTACCAAACTTATGGATCGAGCTATTGAGATCAATAAAATCAATACTGATGCTCAATATAAAACTGAAAATATGGAAATCGAAAACGGTTTTAAAGAGAAGCAGATGGAATTAGATGAAAAAGATCGAAAAGTTAGAAACATTCTTACAGCTTTGGGTATTATACTGCCAACTGGAGTATCCATATGGGGGACTTTGAAGACACTCAAATTTGAAGAGGTTGGAACGATTACAACTGTAGCAGGCAAAGAACACGTTAGAAAATTATTCAATCTTTTTAAGAAATGATATGAATGAACGGGACGCTTAGGAAACTTGGCGTCTTCGTTTTTACATTATATCTATTTACAAACCATGTATTCTATTGTTATCATTTCTTTATATTATAATGAATATGAGAAAAGAGGAAAATAATGAACGAGTTAAACAAAATTTTCGGCAATAAAATAGGAAACGCCTTATTACGAAATGGAGTGAATAACATAGAAGAATTGAGACAATATAGTACGAAAATTCCTTATCATCAAAACATAAGAGCATGTTATTGGCGTGGAATTGGTGATAAAGGTTATAAAATAATAGAAAAATATTTACGAGAAGAAGGATAGTATGAGATATCATTATGACAAACCGAAATTATATTCCCGTATATATGGAACGAAATATAAATGTGATCATCCTATCTATAATTCCTGTACGTTATACCTTATAGGAAATCGAGGGTTAGGGGTAATTCAACAGCGGTATATTCCGGAAAATAAATCAACATATTGGACCGACATAGATCCTTGGTTAGTGGATGCATTATATTTACATTCTGGATTTAAAAAATTCTTTGATGAACGATCGGGGAAATGTTCGTCTGATGGGTTATATCCCACCGTCACAATCAGACAAATCATGTGGGCTTTGAAGATGAAACCTATTCAGCGACAGAGATGGGAAACCTGTTTTGATCGGAGAAATATTTAGCGAGAGTTTTCGCGTAAAAAACATCTCCTTTATTGAGAAGAAATAAAGAATAAAGGAGGAATGAACTATGATATTATTTATGTTATTATTTATGTTGTTATTCTTCGTAATAGCGATATTCTGTACGCTGGTATTGGGTACTGGATTTATTGTTATTTTCGGAGACGCTATCATATGTGCTATGATAGTAACATTTATTATCAAAGTGTTTCGAAAGAAGAAATAAGCTCGGAAGCGAGAGTCAGCAATGGCTCTTGCTTTTTTCGCGATTTTTACAACTGCTTTAGTGAGAAAGAAGGAAAAGGAGGAAGTAGAAGATGGCAATTATCGTTAGTATTGTTGTTGGTTGCGTTTGTTACTTATTGTTAACAAAAGGCAATTAACATTCAGGACGAGATTGAGGTCGAACATGACCTCTTTCTTTTTTCGCGAAAATTGCAGTGCGTATTATGGAAAACAATAATTGTTTATATTTTTGAAAGGAGATTTTACTATGATTAATGAGGCAAGAAAAATGAATGAGGCGATTGACGCGATTATTGGGAATGAGCTGAAGGACGTATTCGACAATGTCGATTATATTAGAAACATGGACGAAAACGAACTGAAAAATATTCAGAACATGATTGCGGCTATTGACGCATTTAAAGTATTAATTGTCGAGGAAGCAGACAAGCTTGATCGAATCGAAAAGAAATTAGATACATTATTGTTAATTACCAATCGTTAAGGGAGGTAGAGGGAAGGATCGCTTATGATTCTTCTCTTTTTCTTTATCTTTATCACGAAGGGAGATGAATTATATGAATATACGATTATTTCTTAAACGAAACAGTACAAATATCTTAACTTGTATTGGATGTATGGGGATGGTAGCCACAACAATCAGTGGAATCAAGGCAACATCTAAAGCCATCAAGTTGATTGAGAAGGCTGAAGAAAGAAAAGGCGAAACTTTAACACCTTGGGAAAAAATAAAAGTGATACACAGAGAATATATTCCGACTGTCACTCTTGGTTTTGCTACTGGTATGTGTATGATCGGAACTCAGTTATTGAATCAACGTCAACAGGCGAGTCTGATAAGTGCTTATGGACTGTTGGATCAGACTTATAAGGATTATCGGAGAAAATGTAAAGAATTCTATGGTGAAGAAGCCGATAAAAGAATTATAGAGGCTATTACTGTTGAAAATTCCGAAAGCGTATTTATAAACGCATCATGTTTATGTACCAATGTTGATTTATCTCTCGATGAAAATAAAGGAGAGCTGGTCTTATGGTATGACAAATATTCTAGCAGATTCTTTAAAGCTACTTTAGAAAAAGTTTTACTGGCCGAATACCATGTTAATCGAAATTATATTATAAGAGGCGAATCGACTCTGAATGAATTATACGATTTTCTTGGACTTGAGCGGATTGATTTTGGCGATTATATGGGATGGATGCCATATGATGAAGGTGATTTCTGGATTGAGTTTAATCATGTGTTGTCGAAACTTGATGATGGAACGAAATTCTATATTATAGATATTCTTTTTGAACCACGATTAAGATACTGGGAAGAACCTGATTATTAATTCGCGAAAAAAACAGGTTCCTTTATGAGAAAATATTAAAGGAGGAATCTACTATGAGTAAAACAACTAAAAGATTATTGAAGGTAGCTGGAGTATTAGCGTTAATAGAATTAACTGATATTTATGCAAAAGGACACATGCTTTATGCTTTAGATAAAGTATATCCTGACGAAGCTAAAAATATTAGAAACGAATTCGCTAAGGTTGGTCTTAGAGGAAAGATGATCAATAAAGTAGCAGATTACTTTTAACAAATGAAACATTCTTAAGTCTAATGACACCTGGGAAACTAGGTGTCTTAGCTTTTCGCAAAAATTACAATTCCTTTAATGGAAAGGAGGATATGGACTTGAAAAAAAAAGTAGATGTATCAAAAATTGATTTTGGTAGTTTACTGATGCCGGTAATTATGGGCGTCGCAGCTTTTGTTACCGCTGTAGCAGACAATAAAAAGAATCAAAAAATTGATGAGCTAATCGAGAAAGTCGATAAACTTGAAAACAAAGAGGAGGCTTAGGCTTTCTCTTTTTGTTTTATATTATTGTTCTGAGAAAGGAGAACATGATGAAAAAAAGTAATGTGGCAAAATTATTCAACACTATTAAAAGCGGTATGTGTAAAAGAAGTCCGGAAATTCTGATTGGATTCGGAATAGCAGGGATGATTACTACAACAGTTTTAGCTGTCAAAGCTACACCGAAAGCATTAATGCTTATCGAGGATGCTCAGTATGAAAAAGAAGAGGTATTGACGACAGCTGAAAAAGTTAAGGCTGTTTGGAAATGTTATGTTCCGGCAGCTGTAACAGGTACCGCGTCAATAGCTTGTATTATTGGGGCTAACTCGGTAAACGCTAAACGAAATGCAGCAATCGCCACTGCGTATAAATTATCTGAAGCGGCTTTTGTCGAATACAAAGATAAGGTTATCGAAGAAATTGGTGATCAGAAAGAAAAAGTTATTCGCGAAAAAGTTGCTCAGAAAAAAGTAGACGATAAACCTGTAGCTAAGTCTGAAGTGATCATAACTGGGGGCGGTGACGTCCTTTTCTTGGAACCGGTATCCATGAGATATTTCAAATCAGACATTGAATCAGTACGAAAAATGGTGAATGATTTAAATTTCCGATTAACTACCGGAATGGAAGAATATATCTCGTTATCGGAATTTTATGACGAAATTGGCTTGTCACACACTTCAACCAGTGACGATCTTGGTTGGAATATATATCGAGATGGCCAGATAAGTATCAATTTCCCAGCTACAAAAACAGATAAGGGAGAACCATGTCTTGTACTTGATTACAGCGTATCGCCAAGATATGATTATGCGAAATTGTTTTAATTCGCGAAAAATACTTGGACTTTAATGGAAATAAAACAAAATTAAGGAGGATTTCAAAATGGAAGAGACAAGAAACGATGTAGAAATTGAAATTAACAACGAGGAGGATTTTGTGGAAACTGTTGAAGAAAAAAGCAGATTTTCCAAATGTAAATCATTTGTAAAAAGACATGCTAAGAAAATCGGCACTGCTGGTTTATTCCTGGCTGTTGGGTGCATTGGATATGCATTGGGAAATCGCAATTCTGGCGAAAGCAGTTTCGAAACTGAATCTGGATTAATTTCTACAGACGAAGATGAAACTGAATAAACATTTCCTAGAATGGGGAGGAGCACCTGTAACAAGGTGTTTCTCTTTTTCTTTTAACACAGGAGGGGACTTATGCCTAAATATATGTATGAAGGACCTGTGATGGAATTCGAAACGTTACTCACAAATAATTGGAAGAGTGAGACAATAGCGGCTACCGAGAAGAAAGCTCGTAGTAATTTTATGTTTCAATTCAAAACTAGAAACAATAGATCGGCCAGTTCTAAGATTCAACTTCCTGGTAAGATTGAGGAAATTAATTGAAAAGGAGGCATGTAGTATGAGTGACTACAAACCAAATTCTCATAAGTATAAAACTGATAAAAAGACAACGCAGCCGGAGAGAAAAATCGAGAGTGTTGTTAGTGGAAAAGTAAAGACAAAAAAGAAAAGCGAAATGAGTAAGTTTAAAAATGCTTTCATTTCAGAAGACGTATCCAATGTAAAAGATTACATTTTCATGGATGTATTAATTCCGGCCATTAAAAAAGTGGTGTCTGACATGGTACGAGACGGAGTTGATATGATTCTGTATGGTGATACAAAAGGCAGTAATTCAAAGTCTGGAAAATCGTCAACTTATGTATCCTATCGGGAATATTCGTCAAGAGATCGTGAACGAGGACGATCCACAAGAGCAAAAACAGGGTATACATTTGATGATATTTCTTTTGAATATCGCGGGGATGCTGAAAAAGTACTCGATCGAATGGAAGAAATAATTGATACTTTCGATAGTGTCAGTGTCGCAGATCTTTACGATCTCGTTGGTATGTCATGCGAATATACGGATAATAATTACGGTTGGACGGAATTAGGTGATAGAGCGAGTGTTATACGAACACGAGATGGATCATATATGTTGAAATTGCCTAGAGCATGTAGACTTGACTAGGAGGAGATTATATGGAGGAAATCTTAAAAACGGAATACAGTAACCACTTTGATGATATTCGTAAGAATTTAGTTATTCAAAGCTATTATAAATATGGCAAAGCATCTCGAAATTTTGGCTCAGGGTATGTTGATGCCATTAAATCGTTGGAGTTATGTATTGCTAAGTTTAGAGAAACGAAAAATTTAGAGTATCTCGCAGATGCAGCTAATTACTGCATGTTTCGATATATGTTTCCACAAACTGGTGAATATTTCAAATACACTGATTCGAATCAGTCGGCTGGTATTCATGGTATGAGCATCAATGAAATTGAACATTTTAAAAAGGAGAATTGTTAATTATGAAGAAATTAGAAATTATGAAAAACTTAAATAGAACTGTACATAAAGCTGGATTCCGGATCAAAAAACACAGTCCGGAAATCCTGATCGTTGCTGGCGTTGTTGGGGCTGTAACGAGTGCTGTTATGGCGTGTAAAGCAACTACAAAACTGAGTGATATTCTCGACGATTCGAGAAATCAGATCGATAAAATTCATGATGCTATTGAGAATCCGGAAGATTTACCAGAAGAATATACAGAG